AACGTGGTTCCCAGTATCGACAATGGATTGATTAAAGTTGAAGCCGTTAAGGTTGAAAGCCATAGTGCTAACACCCAGGCTAGTAAACCAAATGCCAACAACAGGCCATGCAGCCAAGAAAAAGTGGAGGCTACGTGAGTTATTAAATGATGCATATTGAAAGATCAAGCGACCAAAGTAACCATGTGCAGCTACGATGTTATACGTTTCTTCTTCTTGTCCAAACTTATAACCTTGGTTCTGACTAACTTGCTCAGTCGTTTCACGAACAAGCGAAGACGTGACAAGGCTACCGTGCATAGCAGAGAACAAAGACCCACCAAATACGCCGGCAACACCAAGCATGTGAAATGGATGCATAAGAATATTATGCTCCGCTTGGAAGACGAGCATGTAATTAAACGTGCCGGAAATCCCGAGAGGCATTGCATCTGAAAAAGAACCTTGTCCAAATGGATAGACAAGGAAGACTGCAGATGCTGCAGCCACTGGTGCGGAGTATGCGACAAAGATCCAGGGCCTCATCCCTAATCGATAGCTAAGTTCCCATTCGCGTCCCATGTAAGAGTAGATACCAATGAGGAAGTGGAAGACGACCAGTTGGAACGGGCCACCGTTGTAGAGCCATTCGTCAAGCGAAGCAGCTTCCCAAATTGGGTAGAAATGCAATCCGATTGCGTTGGAAGAGGGGACGACGGCCCCACTGATGATGTTGTTTCCGTACAGGAGGGAGCCTGCAACTGGTTCTCTAATTCCATCGATGTCTACAGGGGGTGCGCCAACAAAGGCAATAATAAAACAAGTAGTAGCTGCAAGCAGCGTAGGAATCATCAGGATTCCAAACCAACCGACATACAAACGGTTGTTAGTAGAGGTAACCCAGTTACAAAAGGCTTCCCAGTTATTTAGTTTTTGTGGTCTTGAAAGTACAGCAGTCATTTAAGTAATAGTTCATGGTTGGGTAAGTAAAATTAAGTAAGACCAGTTTAAAGACTTGGCTGTCTAGAGCTAGGGGAGGAATTGCACCTCCCTTATTCTATTTAGCTATTTTTTCTTAGCAGTTTTAGCTGAGCGTTTGAAGTTAGCAGCAGTAGGAGCACCTTTGCTACCAGCTTTCCGCATTGTTTCTCCACTACCTTCTTTGATGCGTTTCCGCTTGGCGTGGATGTTTGCGTAAAGTCCAGGTTTAGCCATTACTTTTTCCTTTTACGTTTGCTTTTACTGTTACCGCATTTCCATTTGCGTAGTGCTAATGCTTTGCGGGTTGGTTTGCCGTTAGGTTTTTTCATTGGTCCTTTAACACCACGCATCCTAGCACAGAAAGACTTCTTACGTTTTCCTCCACCAGGCTGTGGTGCTTTTAAATTAGAACCAGTTTCTCTATTGTATTTTTCACGGCCAGCTTTTGTCAGCCCACCTGAACGGGACTTGTGCTTGCCGATCTTGAGGCTGACATTCTTAGCCATTAGCTACACATTTTTTTCTTAGGTGGACGACCTTTCTTAGTACCGTACGTTCCTTTACCTTGTGGCATTACCAGACTCCAGGGATAAGTTGACCAGTTAGTGCATAAGCACCTAGTGCTGCAATGACACCTAGCATTGCTAGACGACCATTCAGCTTCTCAGCTTTTTCGTTGTGATTCACAGTTACTTCTTCCATGTACATGCGTGGTTCGGTGGGCCAGATCTGTGTATCGTTCATCAGAATGAATACTTCAGACCAGCTTTGGTTCCATAGGAAGTATTAATATCACCAGTCATGAAGGAGACCTCTCCATAAAGAGCTAGGCGCTCGCTAAGAGACGTGGTACCTCCAATCTTACCAGAGAGTTCCAGCTCAGATTCTGCACCATCACTAAGAACGATGGCAGGACCAGCTTGGATATACCAGTTGTTACCTTCGTAACCAACATGATTATCAATAACAGTACCGGCATAATCATTACCAGCATAGCCAGAGTTTGCTTCGACATTTACATATGGACCTGCAAAAGCAGCGGGTGCAGCAGCAAAGACGGCTGCAGGAAGGATAGCAAGAATTTTCATTTGAGTTTATTTAAAAAAGAATAAGTGTGTTTTGTGCGATTACCATGAATGCCCCACCCTAACCAGTAATAAGCAGCATTCATATAGTAAGGGACTGTCTGATGGTTAGTCAGAAATGAGCTAAGGTCATCCCTAAATCTTAGCTCATGTATCATGTAAGCTGTTTGACATTCTATGGAACTAGGATCATCTTTCCGTTTAGTACAGAAAGTACCTAGTCCATCATAACGATGTTTAGATGTCCATTGAATTAAACCATAACCACCATTAAGACACCTATCATAAGGGATGATAGAACCGCCTTCACAGACGTTAGGTTTAAAGGTTGACTCCTGATAGATGTTACCCATAATAACAGCAAGTGCAGTTCGATCTGTTACACCCGCAGAAGTCTGTAGTTGTTCTAGAACGTACTGCTCTTGTACAGTACATTGTGGGCAGTCAATCATTAGAAACCAAGGTCAGAGTTTTCAAGTTTAGTCATAACGTCAGAGCGATATGCAGGATCATTATCATAACGTGGATCATTCATAGCTTGTACAAGTTCTGATTGACTACGGAATACAGCATTAGATTCTGCTGCTCCACGTCCTGTAAGAAGTTGACCTTCGGAACCTACAGCATCTGAATACTTATTAGACAATGCCTGAACAGCAAAGTAGATAGAGTTAGCACTACCAGCTCCCATAACAGAATCATACATTTCAATCTCTTCGTTTGAAAGATTTTGTCCTGCCCATTCCATCATGGAGTCGTAGGCTTTCTCACCACCAACCATTTTATATAGTTGGTCTGCCTGTGCTTCAGTTAGTTGTCCACCAGGGGATTCATCATCGTCGTCATCATCGTCATCATCTTCTGATTCTTGTTCTTCTGGTTCATCAGCTTCAGGTTCTTCCTCACGTGACTCGCCAAGTTTCTTTTGTAGTTCTAGGTAAGCTTGCTCAAGAGACTGTGGGCTATCAAACTTACCTGCTAGCAACTGCTGTTGTTCCCCTTCATTAGCCTCAGCAATAGCTAGAGACTCTTGCTCATCAGCATTTAGTTCTGGCTGATCAGCTGGTGCATCAGTTGATGTTAGTGTTTCACTCATTAGATTTGTGGTGGTTGTTGTGCTTGTTGTTGCATGGCTTGCATCTCAGCTTGCTCACGCTTTTGTTCAACAGCAGCCATCTGTGGCGCTTGTTGTTGTGCAGCCATAGCCTGCTGTTGTTGCATTGCTTGCTGTTGTTCACCTTGGATTTCGTCCATGCTCTTCACAAGGTTGAGCACGTCGATACCAGATGCAGCTGCCAAACGTTTGACAACTTCTTCTGGATTAATAAACTGTTGAATAGCTTCTGGACCCATTGTCTGAGCAATAACTTGTAGGAATTGACCAAGACTTTCACGATCCTGACCACGACCAAGTGCATTGATACCAGCAACAATAGTTGGTTTAACAATACCACCTTTAGGTAAGCGTGGGATCTCTCCAGTTTTTTGTGCAACGTTTAGTTTACGATTTAGATATGGTACTAAGAACTCAACAGTAAGTAAACTAAATAGTCCACCAAGTTGTTGCTCTAGTTCCATCTGTGTCATCCTTACTTCTTCTGCTGTAGTCCTTTCAGACTGACGAACATTAAGAATAAGGAATGCTTCACTAAGACGTTGTGATAATGTACCTACCATTTGATAGGCAGTCTGGAAGTCAGCTGTCTTTCCAACCTGTACTACACCAATGTCATCAGGTCGTCCCTGAATGATAGCACCGTTACCTGCCTTAGCAAGTGTCGATGGTTTGGTGGAGGAGCTTGGACTGACAGTGAATACAATCTTAGCAGCTGCTGCGCTGCCTTCAACCAGTGCTTGTGACAGAGCTTCAAGTGACTTTAGGTCACCAAGGAACTCTTCTACCCTACCACGTCCGTAGACTTCGCCGTCTACGTGGTTGAAGCGTAGCACAAGCCAGGGGTTAGAGTCAAGAGGAGATTTACTCATTGACTTAGGAAGGATCTGATCGTCTACTTCCTGATGCCACATCCAACGATTGTTATCTAAAACAACGTGTGTATAGATGTCACATTCATCATCGTGACGTGTTGTATTGTCAGATGAATCATTGAGTTGTGGTTCTTTGTAATC